GATACTTTTTCCGGAGGCGTTTCATAAACCTTTGGAACTCTGTATTATCTAAACTTTCCGGATTTTTACGTTTTGCAATGTGCTCATTGTCAAACGTTAAGGTTATAAAACAATTATCCTCGTGCGTCTGAGCCTCATGAACGCACCTAATAGCCCATTGGCGACTATAGTCTAACCTGCAACCTATACATTGGCCGCAGGGTAAATTAAAGCCCCTCGCAAATGCGAAGGGCTTATCAAATACTACTTTTCCATCGCATTTATAGGCTACCAGAGGATGATAGCATGGCATCTATAGACGGATGCCACCGCGCATAGGTTTTGTGAAGTTTTTACCCTTCACTCTCATAGCACCTTTTGTAAACTGTTTACGACTAGCGCGCTTACCCATTTTTTTTCTGTACTTCATCATCTTTCCTTTCAAATAAATTTAACCATATTTCGCCGTTTTTATCTGCTATCGGCAACACATCTAACTTGATCCAAAAATTACGGTCGCTCTTTTGTGCTATCCCTATTTTGATCCACTGTGTTTTTTCGTCCCGTGTCTTGGCCTGAGTTAAATTATACTTAATTGTTTCCACCTTTTCCTCCTTTGGTGTCAGTGGGCACAGTTACATCAAGTAAGTAACTGTGCCCTGGCTGCCTCTACTCCCCTGCTTCTTGGGGAGCGGGAGGCTCGGCAGCCTTATTTTCAGCCTTAATTGGCTGTACTTCTTGGACGGAAGCCTCCTTAAGTCCAAGCTCGATCATTTTATCATTGTTCTCTGGGTTTGTTGCAAACTCCAAAAACGTTCCAGCATTATTCTGGAACATTTGCCGCAATTCTGCGGGCAATTCTGCAAACATTGAGTTTGCATCATTAACGAGATCTAAAGCCTCTCTATATTCGTTGACTTCACTATAGTCACCGTATTGGGCTACGCCCTTTTGTACATTTGCAATAAGACCAGTTTTGTCATATTGCTTAATTATATTACGCACATCCGCTTCATGGGCGAAGTGCTGTTGTGTAAGGCTTTCGCCTTTTGGTTCTGTCTTGACCCGCTCACGCTCGCCATAACCTGTTTTAAATTGCATTTTAGCCATCTTAATTTCCTCTAGCTGATTTTGTATACTTATCATTTGCCATATCTGAAGGTTTAAAAACGTTTTTAATAACCGAATCAATACCACTTACGTTTTGGGCTAACCATGACTTTTGAGCTTGCGTTGCCATCAACAACGCTTTTAAATCATCCATTGTGTTAACACTTGCACTTGTTTTACGTGCTACTTGATTCAACAACAATTTAACATCTACATTATTTATTGCTGCTGCTACAGATGCTGCAATATTATCGGGACCCATTGTAGCAAATAATCTTTGCCACCTTTCGTTATGCAAATCTTTCATTTGCTTAACCTCTTGAACAATTTTTTTCGTTTGTTCTTTTATCTGTCCCGTTTGAGCATCAGATTGCCTTGTTTGCGCTTGCGCTTGCTTGGCACTACTTACTTGGCCATATCCTTGCACCGCAGCAGCCCCAATATTGCCTGCTTGGTAGGATGGTGTTGACGCACCACCGAGTCTACCGGCTAATATTGGATTTATACCGGCTGCTTTTAAATCAGCCATTTGACGTTGATGAGCTGTTCCACTCATTTTTGTAGCAAACTTCTTAGTTTCCTTATTTGCTCTATATTGCCCAAACGCTGACATAGCTCCGCCAATTAACCCTGCATACGGGTTAATTGCTGATAACATACTACTCAATCCCATTCGAACACTCCTGAACAAAAACTGCTAACGCGTCTGCTACACCACAGACAGCTGGAACCCAAGCAGCGAAGCCATTAGCAATGAGCCAAACCACAATACCGCCCAGGGCTGCCGGAAGAACAAACCTCCGGCTAAAAGCAACAATAGCAGCCCATTTAATACTATCCATAACATTCACCTAAAAATGGTCAATTAGACCTGGCACGCTATAAGTTGGCATTGGACGTGTACATTTCATGTCAAAATACCAATCAAACAACAAGTCCGGTTCTGATGGTAATGCTACAACCCGATCAATTGGCGGGTTTTCCTCAATAAACGATGCATTGAGCACTGGCACGCTACTGAAGTCTTGGGACAAATGCCATACGTCCAGACTACCTGAAGCGTTCGACCGCATTTTACCTGTAATTTGTGACGGCTTGTAACGATACTCCGCGTAACGCTCTTGATATCCAAATACATCCTGATCTGCACTTGTTCCTTGTGTATAAATTTCCTCGTTTAATACGGCTTGCTCTCCAAGATGTGCAAGAGCTGGCCAATAAAAATCCCAGCGATCCCTGCGAGACCACATACGGTTCATACCTTGCTGGTATGTAAGATCTGCAAATACACACGCCATACCAATAATTACACCGTGCTCTACAAATGATTTGCTAAATCCATGCCCTTGAATACCTACTGTTCCCATCGCTGACAAATTACCTTGTGGCGATGTTGCGTCTGTTGACGATGTTTGCGGGATAGGTTGCATTGATACCGGTGTTTTACCGCCACCCAAATACTCTGGACGCTGCAACCGTGCATCTGGTGACGTAACACCAAAATGAGATTGCAAAATCTCTGTATAACGTGTACCACCTCGCGCGTCACGCTCATACAAACGCTGAATTTGAAATGCTTCGCGCAACTGATTAATTGTTGCTGCCGTTGCATCACTCAAATCAGCATATAACGGATACGGAGTTCCTGCAGCTAACGTGCCAGTTTCCAAATACGTTGCGTTTGATTCTAAAACATAATTACTACCACCAACGTTTGGTGCTTTAACTGTCACATATTGATCTGCTATAGCCGCGTCATGCGTCACAAACGCCTGCGTGCCTAACGGCAATGACACTGCATCACCTTTTTGCGGCCAAGGTAAACATGACGTAAAATAGTCATGCCGCTTTCCACGCTTAAGCAGCGTGTAGTCACTAATATTATCAGGGCCATCGCCCTTATCTACTGTGACTGAATCTTGAAGGTTTTCATCACGAAACCATTCATTATAACAAAGATTATAGGCACGTCCGTGCAGGTTATTGAACGCAATACCGTTCACACCTGTTGGTAATCCCATATAATCATACAGGCTATCGCCTGCAATACTAACCCCTGACCCCAGTGTTAACTGTGGAACCAAATAGCTTGTGCTATCGCCTGGATTATCCTGTGCGCCATTAAACTTTTCCCAATTGTCCCAAATCAATCTGTTTGGAACAAAGAAAAAGAATGTTTCTACATAAAGATTATCCATTACAGGATAAATTGGTGTTGCTAGGCGGCCAAACCCATGCGCTCGCAAATTAAACGAATCGCCTGGAACTACTTCATCAACAAATATTGGTACAAGATACCCTGCGTCGAATGTTGTTTTTAGTCCGTGTGACCGATTGAATGTTGAACGCTGAATTTCAGCTTGTGGCACTCTTGAAAATTCATGCTTCATTACTGTTGGCAAATTGCCCATACGACCGCCTAGCATTATTTTATTCTCCTACTAGATTTTCAATTTCTTGGAGTTTTTCCGGCATATGCCCTGTAATAACTCCGCTTACATCGTCAAATTCACCGAGCTTATGCAAACTAAAATCCGATGGATGTTTTGCAAAAGCATGATCTGGTGAATTGACTACCAAATCTTGAATTGCTCGAATTGCTGTTCCGTCTTTGATTTCCAAAAACGGTGCTGAGAACAATTCGGCTTTCCTATCATATACTGCATAATATACTTTTTTCATTACTACCTCCTAATTAGTTTAAGAAACGCTAAACGTTTCTTATTAATCTTTCAAGCTTTTTTATTTTAACTTCTTCTTCCACCCAAAGTCTGTCCATTTCTTCCCCATAATTAATTATGGGTTCATCCGCGTTTTCTACGCGTCTTTGTTTTATTTCCGCGAAGAATCCTTCTTCGCACAATTTATCGTAATACCTTGGCGGTCTTACTTTATAGCCATTTATTACAATATAATCATGTTTATGGCAATCATGGTATCCATAGGTTTGATACCATTCATATCCAATGCCCGGCATACGGGACATTGTACAATATTCCGGCTTTATCTCATTTATTATTTCGCCGGTTTCGAGATCTACCTCTCGATAGTGTGACGCAGCTGCGTCACCTGTTACTTTTTTCATTACATATCTGGCACAGTATGCAGCTGTATCGAAGCTAACTGCTCCGATCGTATGAAATCCATACGGCCATAGCTCCGCTAATTCTTGACTTACAAATAACTTGAAGTCGCCTTTATTTGACCACAATTTCTTGTCTTTAAAATCATGCCCGAATAATAACGCATGATAATGTGGTCTTTTATTTTGATCCCCGTATTCGCCACAGTGAAAAAATCTAATTTTGTGGGAATACTTTTTCCGGAGGCGTTTCATAAACCTTTGGAACTCTGTATTATCTAAACTTTCCGGATTTTTACGTTTTGCAATGTGCTCATTGTCAAACGTTA